GCGGGCGGACTGCCAGCTTGGTCCAATCTTGGGGCTTATTTGCAATCCGGCGATCTTGGCTCGAGCCAGTGCTGATGACGTAAATCCAAACCTGTTTGAACTTCGAGGCGAGCAAGGCGGAGCGGGCGCGAAACTGCGAATTCTGCTTATCGAGAATGCCGCGATAAACTGTCCCCTGAATTGATTCGGGGTAAATCAGAATGATGGCGATACCAACGCCATTGCAAATCTGTTCGGCAATGTAGCGCCAATACCATTGCTGCGATGCGGTCGGATTGTTCGGCGTCGGTACATCGTACTCGTCGCCAATCTTCATCACCTTCTTGGTTGGTCCAAAGACGCGCTGGTAATACTCCGTCAGCGGGTTTTGCGCGCCTAGATTGTAGGTCGTCAGGGCATCCAAGTTTTCCTGATTCGCGTCAAACTGCGCTGCCTCGTCGAGTACTTCTCCCGTTGGCGTTTTGATGATGGCCGTTGTGTCCGCCGCCTCTTTCGCCTTGGCCATTTCCCACCGGGCTAAATCGTCCATGTCGTGCATCAGATTCAGCACGGCGTAGAAATGAGTTATCCCCCGATACATTGACACGCGAGTAGGCTCAAACACGTGAATCACATTGGCGGCGTCAACCCATGTGTACGTCTCCATGTCCAAGCCCGTTTGCATCCAATACCCGGTTGGCCGGCCCTTGGAATCAATCGTCACGCCGTCAATAATGGTTCGGCCTTCTTCCCCGGCCATGTTCGGCGGGGTGCCGACGCGATGCCCTTCAATGAGTTGGAGCCGCGGGCGAAACGGAGCCGTGTCGCCGCGCGTCTTTATGAGAAATACTTCCCCGTCAATAAACCATGTCCGCGCAATCAACCCTTGCAGGCAAGGCCAGTCTTGCAAGCTGGTCAAGTCCGGGTACACGCTCCATTCATCGAAATACTGTTTCGCCAGAGCGGTCCAACTTTCGTTGTCCCCATTGGGAGACAAGATTAGACCATTGGCACCGACGACGTATTGCTCGAAGACATCCGCCAACGCCTGAACCAGCGAACAATTTTGCTCGAAGTACCGCGCCTTGCGCATTAGCTCCAGCCGCGTCGCCTGATTCGCGTCAAATCTGGCATCCGTCGTAAAACTCCAAATGTTGGTTCGGTCCCCCAACTGGAAGCGCCGGCCAGCCTCGTAAAAGTTTTCAATCGTGACGCCAGAGCGCGGCAGTTTCAAATGCCGTAACGCTTCATTCCTACGCGGCGGCAGTACGGCACGATTAAAGGTAGCTGGAGTATTTTTCATTGGCCGAGGAAGTAACCGATTCCATAACGTCCGCCCGTGAAGTCGCTGCGAAACTTTCTGACTGAGCGCAGATTTACCGTCATCATCTGCTGGTAAATCTGCGCGTCCGTCCCCGCCGCTCCCGTATTGCTCAGGATGGCAGCGGACGCGAGATCGTAGGCGTCGCACAATTCACCCATCATTCGTTTGGCGATGATCGGAGAAAAGTCATGCAGCATTTGAAACGAAGAGCCGCCGCCCGCCTCCTGTGAAGATGCCAGCCATGTCCCCGGCGTCGGGCCATTGATGGCCGCGTCGCATGTGGCCAGCCCTGCCAACAGCAAAGCCTGCAAAGACTTTTCCGGGGCGCACTGTGCGAAAATCAAGCGGAGCTTGTCGCGTTTGTCCTGACTTCTAATCTCAGCCATCTACCCAACCGGCCAACGTCAACTTTTGGCGGCGGGTTTTTCGGCGTCCTTGCTCACCACTTTCGGGGGCGGCGGCGGGGCGAGAATGCCGGTGATGATGGCAGCAATCAGGATGTTGCGCTCGCAATCTCGCATGTGGTTCGGTCCCACCGTGAACCACTTGTAACTTGTTACCCCGCGAGAATCCACGACCTCCCGGCGAACATCTCCCACCATTTGCAGGATGTAATCTTTTGCCGTTTCGGCTGGCAGCGTCCATTCGCCCAGCAACCCCGTCATGTATTCGGCGAGCAAATCGTTCGTGGCATCGTTGCAGTGCATGTACAGCGGGATGGTGGCAACCCGCGCCCGTGTCTGCGGGTTATAGACGGTGGCCACCGTCCGATTCCAAATCTGTCGGGCGGTCATATTCACCGCCGGATTGCTCGGATGCGGTTTGGTGACTAAGAAATAATCGCGGCTCTCCCCCTTGAATGCCTTCCAGTTGGATGCAAGGCAGAAACGGTAAATCTCTTGGGCCTTGAAACCCGAATCAATCAGCGCCGATGTCGGGCCGATTTTATTATCATTACGGATGGTTTGCAGTTCGGCCAGTGTCCGTGCGGTCCCATGCATCACGAGCCGGCTTTTTCCAAAGTCTCCATATTCCCGAATCACATACGGATAATGCACGCCGCCCTTTTCCTGCACGTCGGCTGAGATGAACCGGCGCTTGGCTTCCGGCCATACCTCCCCGTAGGCGTAGTTGAATTTTCGGGCCTCTAAGAATCCGGCATCTTCGATCACCCCCAGCCGGTCCTGCCACGGCTCACCCAGGGTTTCGGTGATGAATGCCTTTAGAGGTTCCGGGTTGCCGCCTTTTGCCTGCTCAACCGCTTTAAGAAATTCCACGACGAGCTTGTCCCAATCGCAGGATTCCCAAACGGCTTCAAAGGCGCAACCGCTGAAACTGGCGTAGCCCGGCGATGCGGTCGGGTTATAGTCGTGTGTATGCATGGTGCGAATGAGTTCGTATTTATCAGCGTTGGTGATGCGGTGCTTGCATTCATGGTTTTCACATTCAAAATAAACCGTCTTCGCTACCTCCGTGTAGTTCCATACCCCTTTGGGTTTCGTTTCCTCGTTCGTGTCCCAACGAAAGCCGCCATCCTCCCGCGCCTTGGGCCAGAGACTTGTAGCCTCCCGGCCAAATCGAATCGGCTGACTGTGGTTGCACTTCGGACAATGATAATGCGCCCGTGTCTGTGTCCCCTCCATGTAATCGGTGTGCAATTCGTCGCCCTCGTTCCCCGCCGTCCCCGCCGAAATTTCCAGCGAGTTTGGAAATGTCCGCATCCGCTTCCGCAGCAAATCAATGCTCCCTTTTTTCCACTCCCGGCGCTCGTCACAGTAAATTCGGCGGATAGGGTCAGATTGCAACTTTGCCCGCGAGTTTGAACCCCGCAGCAAGAGATTCATTCCCTCGAATTGCACCAGCCCCTTGCTTCGCCCGTGTAGCAGCTTTGCCACCGGCTCACATCCTTCGATGTACGGCATCAACCGCTTCGGGATAAATTCATTCATATGGTCCGCCTCCGCCATAACCCACATGGTATCTGCCGGGTCCTCTTTGACGTTGCGGAGAAAATCAATAAACAGCGCCGTCGTTTTGACGTATTGGGCGCACATTTGAATGACTACCCGCTTCATCCCCGGCGTCCGCATGGCGGCAAAAATGAATTTTGCAAACGGGGTGAATTGGACTCGCCAATTACTGCCTGCGAACGGGCCATCCGGCACGGTGACATTTCGTTCCGCCCAAACTTCGGTTGGCTCCATGTCCGGCGGCGAACACAGGTCCGAAAGAAAGGCGGCAAACTCCGCTTCCGCGTCTTTCCAGTCCTCAAGATTGAGAACTATTTTAGCCATTTACTATCCTCCAATGCTTTCCAGATTGAAGTGAGTTCCTTTTGAATCTCCACTGCCGCCGTCGCCGTGTCCGGGGCCATCCGCGCCAACATCACCAGTCGGCTCACACTGGTAAAAGTCCGGGACTTGGCCGATAGCAACAGCTTGGAAAAAACCTGCTTGGCCATCACCTTGGGAATCAATTCCTCTCGTGACCTGAAAAGATGGTCCCGCAGCTTTTCATTCTGCAAAAGAATCTGCTCGGCTTTCGCGCTGGATGCCTTGCCGCCGGCTCCGTCATCATCTGGGAATTCATGTCCCTTTGATTTCGCGTAGGCTTTCCACTTGGCTACCTCCAGCTTTCCATTTTCTGCCGCGCCCGGATTGTCTGGCTCTTTCAACCATCGCTGAATCGTCTTGCGCGTGACCCCTAGCATTTGCGCCAGCTTCACCTGATTGTCAGCCCACTTCGGCAGCAGGGTTTCTGGGGAGCCGCCGGCTCCATCCGCAATTTGCTGGAGTAACAACCGCTCTTGCGTCGCCAGAATTTTACCGCTGGCAACTTTCTTCACCATGTTGGTTAGATCAGAGGTAAGAATCTTTTTGGCCTGCTCCTTCGTGATACCAGAATTACTCGCCGTCGCCACTACGCCCGGCGGCGGGGTGGACGCGGGATTCTTTTGCTCCGGGTCGGGTTTTTTATTAGCCATATAAAAAAGGCGTCCCCGAAAGGGACGCCATAGTCAGGGCATGTGGCAACGGATTAGGAACCTGAGCTACCGCTGCTTTTGCTCGCGCCCTTGCTAACCGACTTGCTGTTCTTGCTCGGTTTGGATTTGCCCGCACCGATGCCGGTTTTCTTCTTAACGGCGTTGTACTGTTTTTTCAACTGCGCGATTGATTTTGCTTTGGCCATATTATTTCTTTGGTTGAGGTTTTTGTTTTCCCGCTACCGGGTACACCAAAGGGGCCAACGTCAACTTTCTAGTTTTTTCTTGGACTTGAAATTCGCCGGAATCGTACCCATGCCCACCATTGATTTTTCCGTCTCACCCGTGTTGAATTTTCGTGTGATAGTCGGCAATTCTACCCCCAGCCGTTTGGCGACAAATTTACCGTCGAGGTATTTGTCCCCGTGATTCGCCCAATCCATCGCCTTTAGAAAGGCGTCCTTTTGTTCCCGGCTTTGGAAGCACACCGCGAACCAGTATTCCGTGTCGGTGTTATCCTTGAAGGTCTGGGCCTCACCCGTCGCCGCTTTCTTGAAGGCTACCAGTGCGGCGGACATCATTCCCTTGCAGTCCTTCTCGGCATCCCCGGTTTCCGGTACGGCATCCATTGGATTCACCCGGTCAAGTTTTCCGAGTTCCGCGTCCAAGTCTGGCAACTGTACGTCGTCAGCGCTCAGCGCAGACATGGCCTGCTCTAATTCTAAATCGCTTTGTGATGGGGCCGGTTGGCTAGTAGGTTGTTTTCGCATATTCGTATCGTTTCAATTCCAGTTCCGCGAGGGGGAAAAATTCCAGAATCTTCGCGTAGTCATCTGGAAAGTGTTGTTTGACCGGATAGAGAAAACGGAAATCAACTCCGTCAAAACTCCGTCCGAAAAGTTGGTAGTCAATCGGCATCAAAGCGCCCGACTCTTTTATCCGGTGAACCAATTCCGCTTTGCGCCAGTCCCAAACAGGATAAAAGAAATTCCGATTCCAATTGATACCACCACGCAGCTTGAAGTTGGACCGGCGCATGATCGAATCTGCGGCCCTGATTCCCTTGGCGTCAAAAGTTCGGAGGGGAATGTCCGCCGTCACGCAAACCATGTCGCGTAGCTCTTCATAGTCCAAATCCCCCAACTCGAATGATTCAATTGTCGAAATCCTACCCGGCGGCTGGAATGTCAGGCCGCGCAGCATCCGCCAAAGTCCATGATGCGGCAGTCTATAAATCCGTGTCTCGAAAAAGTCTTCGTAATACCGCAGCGAGTTTTCGACAAATTCCAAGTCTGGCACGATGTATAGGAAGTACGGGACAATTCGCTTGAAGTAGGGCCGGAGTGCCAGCCATGCCGCGATTGAATCTTTCCCGGCAGAGAACGAAAGAATCACCGTGTCCGTCGTTGCGGCAATCCGCTCCATCACCTTTTCCGAGTTTTCGACACCGGGAAATACGACCCGTTCAAATTGTGGTTTCAATTCCATTTCGTTAAGTGTATAGCGCCGAGCCTAGCGTATCAAGCCAAAACCAAAATAAAATATCACAACACCACCGTATTCATTGGGGAATACACACCGGAATTAATTGCCGAAAGATGTTGACTGTATAGCGCAATGGCTATACATTATCAATACGGTGATTGTGAGATTGACACCGACCAAAAACAAACACTCTGCGAGACGGGGCAGGCCGCGAGGCTGTCAAACCACCGTCAGGACGCAAAATCAAAACTGGTGACGCAACCGTCATCCAACCCGTGAAACGAATCCAAGTAGTTCGCGGGCTTCGGAAGTTATCGAAACAAACCATCAAACGAGATTTAGAAACGGTTTTTTGGGCGAACCTAGAGTATTTGACTTTCCGAAAAAATCCCCCGGTGAATTAAGACGGAAGAAAATCCCGTCATTGAGATGTCATTTTTCCGAAAGGAAATTGTGGACAGTCCAGCCGGGGGGTGGTCGCCGAAAACTTCTTCGGCCTGATGATGGCGGGTCAGTAACCCGCCGAAACCACACCAATAAAATTCACCTGATACATGAAAACGATTAACGACCGCCACCACAAATCAAACGGACAAGGACAAGGTATGAACTGGATTCGCAAAGAAAAACGGCTCGCCATTTATCTCCGGGATGGACTGGCCTGCTGCTACTGCGGCAACGGTATCGAAGATGATGCCAAGCTGACATTGGACCATCTGAAACCTCACAGCAAAGGCGGCAGCAACGAGCCATGCAATTTAGTTACCTGCTGCCACAAGTGCAATTCATCACGCGGCAATCGCAGTTGGAAACTGTTTGCCGCCAAAGTCGCCGGCTACATCAATCACGGAATCACCGCCGCCGACATCACCAGCCACATCACCGCTACCACCCGCCGGGGGGTGGACGTAGCCGCCGCCGCCGCACTGATTGCCCGCCGGGGGGGATTTGTAAATGTAATGAACAACTGACCGCTAAACCACAACCAACAAAACACAGCCATGAAAAATAACAGCAACAACATCAACGCCGTCGTCGTGCGGCTCTCCATTAGTATGTTCTCCAATCAGCGCCAAGATCGCGCCATCACCGATGATGTCAAGATGCGCAAAGCGTTGGGGCAGGGGGCCGGCAAGTGGGTTAAATACAAACTGCCTGACGAATCGCTCAAAGCCATCCGCGAATATGCCACCCTCATTCGCGGCTATCATTACAACTTCACTTCGCCGTGGGAGGAAGGTTCCCGCCTGCTATCCGGCAAGGCCCGTCCCGAATACGACGCCAAGATGGATTATTTCTATTCCGAATATATGAAGCTCGTTGACGAGTTCGGCACCCAATACCCGAATTGGATTGAACACGCCAAAGTGATGCACGCCAGCACCTTTGACGAATCGGATTATCCAGAGTGGGCCACCTGTCGCTGTATGTTCGGCATCGCCCGCGAATACTTCCCCGTCCCCAAGCCGGACCATTTCAGTTCGGACATGAAAACGCTTTATGGTGCCGGCCTCGAAGCCCTGACCGAAAAGAAACTTGGCGACGCCGTTGCCGATACATGGGAGCGGTTAATCAAGCCCGTGCAACTGATGGCGGAAAGACTTGCCAGCCCCGACGCCATTTTCCGCGACACCCTCGTAGATAACGTGAAGGAAATGGCCAGCATGATTCCGCTCTTGAACATCACCGGGGATAAGAAAATGAATGAAGCCGCCACCGTCATTCAGTCAACCCTCGCCAGTTTGGACGTGGCTGTTCTGCGGGAAAACAAAGTGGAGCGCAAGGTTGTCGCCGAAAAGGCGGCTGAAATCCTCAACCGCTTCGGCTCTCTCGGCAAACGCAAACTCTCCACGAACTAATATGAACGAGAAACAAATGACACTCGGCACCGATTACACGCGGGCTGTTGACCCCGTGGGTTGGTACGCATCGGAAAAACTTTGGGACATCCGCTGTTATTGGGATGGTTCCAAATTCTGGACACGCGGCGGCAAGCAACCCAAGTTGCCCGCATCCTTCACCAAACAAATGCCCAAAGGCATTGAGTTGGACGGTGGTATCTACTGCGGGCGCGGTGGACAGGAAGCCGCCCGCAAGCTCTGTCAATATGGGCACTGGCCGAAAGGCATCGAACCGATGTTTATGATTTACGACGTGCCCCAAGCATTCGGCAATTGGGCACAACGCATCGAAACTGCCGCGATGATAAACCACAACTGCCCGGTAGCTCATACAGTAAATGGTTGGGTGGTTGAATCCATCGCCCAACTTCAAACAGCGGTTGCCATGACCCTGCAATGCGGCGGTGAAGGCATTATGATTCGCAATCCGAAAATCACCCGCTACGAATGCGGTCTTACTTCTAACCTCCTGAAAATTAAAAATCCAAACGTCCTTTAACCATTAACACCTGAAAAAATATGTCACACGTTGTATCCATCAAAGCTGAGTTGCGCGATCTGGCCGCCGTCAAAGCCGCCTGCCTCGAACTCGGTTTGAAGTTCAAAGAGAATCAGAAAACAATCCGCTGGTTTGGCCGTTGGGTGGACGATTACGACCGCGACAACGCGGCCTACAAACTCGGCATCAAGCCTGACCAATACGGCACCAGTGACCACGCCATCGAAGTCCCCGGCTGCGGTTACGACATCGGCTTGCTCCAGAATCCAGAAACCGGCGGGTACAAACTGTACTTCGATTTCTACGGACAAGGCCGACAGATTCAGCAAGTCATCGGCACCAACGGCCAGAAGTTCCTGCAAATCTACTCCGCCCACAAACTCACAATGGAGTCCAAGAAAAAAGGTTGGCTCGTAAATCGCCAGCATCAAACCAACGGCGACATCAAACTCGAAATCGTTTCCCTCTGAATTATGAAAAAAATCATCTGCACCATTAACGGCGACGGCGAGGTCACTATGGAAGGCGTCGGCTTCAAAGGTACGGCTTGCGACAAGGCAATGTCTGAACTTGAAAAGTCTCTCGGCATCCAAATCAAACGGGTGAACAAGCCGGAGTATTCCGCGCAAACGTCGGCCACAGCAAAGCAGACGGCAGGGGGTGGACAATGAAGTCCCTTATTCGTATCACGCCGGATGGAAACATTATCGGCATCCGCACTGAGCCGCTTGCCGCCATCCTGACTAATGGATTCGGTGAGGTCATCACCACCCGCGCCTCCCACGTCCTACCTTGCCACGCCGGCAAGCGATTCGCCTTCCGGCTAATTCGGGCAATCTTCGGTGAACGGGGACGCATCGCCGAATGGCAGCGACGTTGGCGGGGACCGTGGCAAGTGACATGGGCCAACTGCCCGGAGCGCGTTGTCTTCACTCACCCGTCCCGCCGCGTCTGTATCAATTGGGAAATCAAATCACTCAACGAAAGGCTCACCCGTGAAAGTAACCACGTCTAAGGACCAAGCGCAAAACCTATTCGCCCTCAGTGAAATGGGAGCCTTGGAAGTGTTCAAACCCGTCCCGCCGCAACTTATTTGCGACGGCATCATTCAGATAGATTCCGAAACCTACCTGCTTGGCACCAACGACCGGGGCACAATCGTCCTTCACTTCCTAGAGAATACCACCAAAGCCGAAGCATGGGAATTTTTCCAGAACATGCGCGGCGAAAAATGCAACCACATCAACCCGCGAATTTCCTTCGTCGGGCCTTCCCAAAACAACGCAGCTAACAACTAACAATCAATACCTGAACCAAATTATATGAAACATCAAATTGCCAACTACGTCCGCGCTGGTTACTCCGGTCTGTACATCGTCAGCCACGAAGAGCAACGGGTCGAAAAAGAAATGCTCGCCGTCGCCACCGAAACAAAATTCAAACTGTATTGGTGGTCCATCACCGAAGGGATTATGAATCAGGCTGGCGAATCGGAAGTCGCTGATTCAAACGACCCTTTCACCATGCTCGACTCGCTGCCGAAGCTGGGTGAGAAAACCATCATCCTCTTGCGTGACTTTCATCTGATGCTGGCGGATGTCAACCCGCTGATGTTCCGCAAGTTGCGCGATCAACTAGCCATCGGCAAAAATTCCAACCGGGTTATCGTCATCGTCGGCTGTCAGTTAAAACTGCCGCCCGAACTCGAAAAAGAAATCACCGTCATTGAACATCGCTTGCCCAACCGGGAACAACTGCATGTCATCCTGCAAACGATTGCCAAAGAAAACGGCGTAGTCCTCAACGGTCACACCGATGAAGTATTGGATGCCGCTGGCGGACTGACATCCACCGAAGCGGAAAATGCCTACGCCCTATCCATCATCGAAGCAAAGGACGTTCTCCCGGCCATCGTCGCCCGTGAGAAATCCAACACCGTCAAGAAAAACGGGTTGCTCGAAATCGTCACCGACAAGATCACGTTGGACGACATCGGCGGCTTAGAAATCTTAAAGGCCGACCTTAACATGAAGCGCAACCTGTTCAGCAAAGCCGCTCGTGAATATGGTCTGCCTACGCCACGCGGGCAACTCTACTGCGGACAGGCCGGCACGGGCAAGAGCCTGTGTGCCAAAGCCTGCGCCTCCGTGTTCGGCCTACCGCTCTTGAAACTTGAAGCCGGCAAAATCTTCGGCTCGCTCGTCGGTGAATCGGAGCGCAACTGGCGGACGGCGTTTGCAACGGCCAAGGCTGTCGCGCCTTGTGTTCTGTGGATTGACGAAGTGGACGGATTGTTCGCCGGTAGCGAGTCGTCCGGCAAGACGGACGGCGGCACGACCGCCCGCGTCATTAAGGCCATCCTGCAAGACATGCAGTTCAACGGTGAAAACATCTTCTTTGTTTTCACCGCGAATGACATTGACGGATTACCCGACCCGCTAATTGACCGGCTCGATGTCTGGAGCGTTGACCTGCCGAACCAAGCGGAGCGCGAAGCCATCCTGAAAATACAGATCGAAAAGTATGGCCGCAAAGCCAAGGGATTCGACCTGCCGGAAATCGCCGCCGCCCTTGAGGGTTTCTCTGGCCGGCAGATTGAACAAGTCTGGATAAAGGCAATGACGGTCGCCTTCAACGCCAAACGGGAACCGTCCATGAAGGATGCAGTCACCGTCGCCAAGACGTTCGTGCCGACCTCCGTACTGATGGCCGACGTGATTGAGAAACGCCGCAAGCGCCTCGCCAACCGCGCCATGTCCGCCAGCGCGCCGGAAGAAATCAAACGGGGTGGACGCAAGCTCGCCGCCTGATTAACCAAACAAGCCGGGGGAGTTACTAACCCAGCCCTTCAAACAACCATTAACAAACACACCGCAATTAACACCTGAAAGAAAATAACCATATGTCAAAAATCAAAAATGCAGTTGTCCCCGCCGTAACCGATGAAGCCCTTTGTGCCGCCCTGCAAACCGATGCCGGCAAGGAAGTGCTCGGCCTTGTCCTCGCTGACCTGTTCGCTACCGGCGGTTGGTCCATCCCTGACGACGCCATCGTCGGTATCTACGCCAACAAGATCAACCAGCTCGAAACTCAATTGAAGTCACAGCTAGACCTGATTAAACAACTCGCCGCCGAAGTGCGCGGCGACAAAGCGAATCCGGCATCTTCCGGGCGAGTGGATGTCATCGCCGCCGCCGCCAAAGCGGATAAACCCATCAAGTCAGCTAAACCCTCAAAGAAATAGTCAACCATCAACAAAATAAATAGATAATAGTATGTGTACGTTCCATTCAATCATTGGTCGGATGCTCGGAGAAACAGCCGAGCTTTACCACAACTCAACTAACTCCCACTCAGGGATGATTAAGGCCGCTAACTGGCGGGACAATAAACCGAATGAAATCATTCGCGTATTTGAAGCAGAATGGAATGGCGAAGGCGCGTTTCCATCGGATTCAAAACTAATTCGCAATCACGACGAATGCCCAGAAAAGCTGAAAGATAAAATCCGCAACCACTATGAAAAGCTTCAGGCTTTATTGACCGGAAAAAAAGTTGATTCATACTTTGCAGACCACGAAAAGTATTCAGACGTGTGGCGCAGTCTCACCACGTTACCCGAAGGCGTGACGTTCCCGGCTAAGTGCGAGTACCTCTACCTGAGCAGTCTCACCACGTTACCCGAAGGCGTGACGTTCCAGGCTAAGTGCGAGTGCCTCTACCTGAACAGTCTCACCACGTTACCCGAAGGCGTGACGTTCCCGGCTGACTGCAAGACCCTCGACCTGAACAGTCTCACCACGTTACCCGAAGGCGTGACGTTCCCGGCTAAGTGCGAGTACCTCTACCTGAGCAGTCTCACCACGTTACCCGAAGGCGTGACGTTCCCGGCTAAGTGCGAGCACCTCTACCTGAACAGTCTCACCACGTTACCCGAAGGCGTGACGTTCCCGGCTAAGTGCGAGTGCCTCTACCTGAGCAGTCTCACCACGTTACCCGAAGGCGTGACGTTCCCGGCTAACTGCAAGTATCTCTACCTGAACAGTCTCACCACGTTACCCGAAGGCGTGACGTTCCCGGCTGACTGCAAGACCCTCGACCTGAGCAGTCTCACCACGTTACCCGAAGGCGTGACGTTCCCGGCTAAGTGCGAGTGCCTCGACCTGAGCAGTCTCACCACGTTACCCGAAGGCGTGACGTTCCAGGCTAAGTGCGAGTACCTCTACCTGAACAGTCTCACCACGTTACCCGAAGGCGTGACGTTCCCGGCTAAGTGCGAGTATCTCTACCTGAACAGTCTCACCACGTTACCCGAAGGCGTGACGTTCCCGGCTGACTGCAAGACCCTCGACCTGAACAGTCTCACCACGTTACCCGAAGGCGTGACGTTCCCGGCTGACTGCAAGACCCTCTACCTGCGCAGTCTCACCACGTTACCCGAAGGCGTGACGTTCCCGGCTGACTGCAAGACCCTCTACCTGAACAGTCTCACCACGTTACCCGAAGGCGTGACGTTCCCGGCTAACTGCAAGACCCTCGACCTGAGCAGTCTCACCACGTTACCCGAAGGCGTGACGTTCCCGGCTGACTGCAAGACCCTCGACCTGAGGAGAGACTTGAAAATAAAATACTCAAATCTCCAGTCTGGCAAAAAATAACCCCCCCCCGAAGCAAAATCCCCGGCGCGTCTTTCGATGCGCCGGGGACCGCTTCAATACAACACCTGATACAGTTATGAAACCGAAGCAAATACAACCTGCTCAATACTGCCCTACAAGTCCAGATGAATTCATCGGCCCGGCCCGTGAACTCGCCCGCATCTTTGCCACCAAAGCAAAGACTCTGATGGCCGACCGCACCGCATCCCTCAAATATGTACTCACCGGCACGCCCGGCATTGGCAAAACCAAACTGGCCGAATTCCTGGCCTCCCAACTGACCGGGGAAACAATCCGCAACGGCCAATCGTTCAATGTCGAATCGGTGAATGGCCGCAACGTGAATCTAAACCTTGTTCGCAAATGGCAGGAACAAGCTCGCTACATGGCGACGGGGTGGTCCGTTAAGATCGTCAACGAGCTAGACACCATGTCTATGGAGTCGCAAGACTTGACGCTCACCTACCTTGACGAGCTACCCACACGGACTGCCATCATCGGCACGTCGAATCTGAAAATCACGGACCTGCACGAACGGTTTCAAACCCGGCTCCAGCAATTCAACGTGAAGGCACCGGACGAAAAAGCACTGACCGCATTACTCACCAAGTTTGGCCTGAACAAAATGACCATCAGCCAAATCGTTGTCGGCTGCGGTACGAATGTCCGCGCCGCCCTTCTCGACACGCAATCCATCCTCGACGCCAAACTCGCATGAAAACTCAAACAGAAACCGACATCGATACCTTCGGGCGAAAGGATACAAGCTATTATGAAAACCAAATGTGATTCAACCGTGAATTGCAAATGCTGGTACTGCTGCCGTTTTTGGGCACGCATCCGCCGCGCTTCAGTTCCGACTGAGTTGTTAAAGAAAAAACACGCGCTCCATAAAAAGAAAGGGGGTGCCAAGTGAACATCCATCCATTAACACAGGCGGTCGAAAATCTCGACGCCGCGATCACCGCAACCTTCCACAGAGACGAACGGGCGATGTTGTCATCTATACTCGCCGCGCTGACGGCTTTGCTTCGGGGCAAGGGCGTTTTCATCGGCACAAACAACAAACCCGTGTCCGTTGAAAAAACGTCATCAGGCTGGCAAACAGCGGACCCGCCGAAAGACGGAACTGCCATCATGGCATTTGGCCGAATCATATACACCGAGGAAGCCTGCACACAGGCTGAACCGTTCTGGAATCAAATCCGCTGGACGGAAAACCAAGGCGAGTCAAAAGGCTGGCACTTCACCAACGGAATGTCCGTTGCTAAAATGCTCTCCGATGAAGTCATCATAGACCATTGGATTCAACTGCCGGAATTAGGTTCCAAGTGAATTAGAACTCTGGAAGTAAAAGCAATCCCCGTCGCTGGCCTCACGGCTGGCGGCGGGGATTTTTTGTTTCGTGGTGGACGCCTAACCCTTCGGGGCATTATCCATTTTGTGCTGCGCGATTTTTTCCACGGCTTTAAGAACGGATTCAGTCGGGGTTTGACCAACTCCAGAGAAGACCAAGGTTGGTTTGTACTTTTCCGCTGGCATCATAAACACACTCGCTCTCCAATACACTGCCACGCGAGTTCCTTCCACTTCGGTCGTGACGCGGCTGAGTGAGTTTAGCAGCAGGTCATGGTGTGTCCCCATCGCCAAAAGGTTGGGGACTGTCATCGGGCCGCGTTGGCGGTCTTTAATTGCTGGGATAGTTTTCATGCTTCAATTCGGTTCCGGTCTGCTTTGGGCGTACCTCGTTTCAAGTGAGACATTGGAAAATGCCCAACATCACACGGTTGACGGGGTGACACCAAACCCGCATTTGCGTAGGCGTCCAAGAGATTCCTTTGATGTGTTTGGATTCAGGACAATCCATTTATCAGGGTTTTTTGAGCTTGGCGACAGCATCCAACAATGGAGTGATGATGGTGTCTTCGATCTCTTTAAGGCTTGACTGCTTAAATTGATATACAGTAATTAAATTCTTAGTCAGTTCGCTCGCCAAGAATTTCGCACGGCTCAGCGCTACCCCCGGTTCAATGCTGGCAATTCGTGTCGCTGTCTTTCCCTTTGTCAGTGTGGGTTGTGGGATGGTGGTTTTATTCACTCCTTTATGGATTGGCTTTGACGACGACGCGCTCGCGGAGTTATTCGATTGTGACTTCAATGTCCCATGCGTCTGTGCGTTGCTGGATGATTTATTTTCGACTGCATCTTTGCCGGCAACCACGGCGGCATCCGGTTTCAAATCATCCTCTTTTACGATGCCCAAGATTTTATACGCTTTGTGGAGATTCGTTGCAGGGAGATTGGCAAGCCCTTGCGATTCTTTCCCGAACGCATTGTACAGCGCCATGTAATTGCTAATTGTTCGGTGGCTTATTTCTTTCAGTGCCGACTTGCACCAATTCATAAAGCCGCCGTACCCAATCAGTTCTTTGGCGCGAACCAGTTTGCCGCCGCAGATAATGGCTTCGGCCAATGCTTCACACGACCGCTCTTGCGCCGACTTGACTAATCCCTGTGTGCATTCATGCCCGGATTTAATGGCACGAGTTAATTGCTGCAACTCATGGATTTCATTCAGGTTGCGATGCTTGGGTTTGAACAAAGTTTTTTCCAGTCTGGCCCGGTCATCTTTGGACAACGTGTCCAGATACTTTGCGCGGGCTGCATCCGTGGGAATCGCTTTGTAATTACGCTCCAGATGATACAAGGCATCTTTCACGGGAATGATCGTAGGGGTGAGGGTTTTGGTTTTCATAGTTTTTTGCAAATCAGAATCGGAATCAGGAGAAACAATGTGACGACGCCGATGGCCAGCCACACAATGTTTAGTACATAGAAACCGGCAAGTGAATAGATGGAGTGTTTCATGTTTATGCTTGACTAATGATTTCTAAGTATAGTTATTATTTATCTTATCTAATTACGCCAATCATGGCTCTGCCAGTGGTTCTTAGTATTGGCAATCCGGCTAAACTCAGCCGTCAGATTGGACAGTGAAGTTGCTTCGACCCCAATGTCCGCCGCGATGCTGCGGAGGCTTTTTGAGTCGGATGACGTGAAGTCAGCCGTGAAGTTCTTTGGATTGCATACCCATGCCACGGCAATTGAGCGGAGCGCGATGGATTTCAGATAACGCTTGTCGCTCGTCTTTACCTTGGTCGCGAGAATGAAAGAAAATATCTCGCAGAGCAGGGCAGTCTGCATGGCGATGGCTTCGTCTCTCTCGCGCGGAAATAATCTCTCGTTCTTGTGTAGTTCCTCGTCTGGCGTCGTCGTGGGTACTTCCGGCGCGACGTGCTTGCCGACGTAGGAATCGTTGAAACCGTCTTTGATTGGTTTGGACATAATTAGTCGTTATGTTGTTGGTTAAATGCGGGCAAATCTTCTTCGTGAAAATGCGCGGCCTGCTCGAAGCGCGTGAACTCTTTCAGAAATGTCAGGTGGACCAAAACGTCACGCGGCCCGTTGCGCTGTTTGGCGATTAGCAGATTGACTGCCATGCCGGCATCTGATTCGGCCTGAGACTTTGGTTCCTCCGCCTTCGCCGCGTACAATAAGCCGACCACATCGGCATCTTGCTCAATGGAGCCAGACTCGCGCAGATCGGACAGCCGGGGTTTGCGCTTTTCCTTTTCCAGTTCCCGGTTGAATTGAGACAGCACGATGATCGGGACTTTAAGTTCCTTCGCCAGTTCTTTGATGCCCGACGACACCGCTGATATTTCACGTTCCCGGTTGTCACTGCTATTCACTGTGGCGTGAATTAACTGGAGATAATCAATGACGAAAAGCTTGATGCCGTGCTGTTGGTGCATTCGCCGCGCTCGCGCTCGTAGTTGTATGATTGACAGCCCGGACGTGTCATCAATCTGGATATTTGCATCCCCGATTTTGCCGGCGGCGAGCGTGATTTTGGGCGTGTCCGACTCCATGCAGAAACCCTGCTTGAGTTTTCGGATATTCACCTTGGCCACACTGCCAAGCATCCGCTCCATTAAACTGGCTCCGGTCATTTCCAAAGAAAACACCCCCACAGGCAACTTTAATGTCAGCGCCACATGCTCCGCGATGTTCATGGCCAACGAGGTCTTGCCGATAGATGGCCGGGCGGCAATGACAATCATTTCACCGGGATGCAATCCATCCGTCTGCTTGTCTAAATCGGCAATGCCAGTGGATAGGCCGGAAGGCTGGCCGTTGTTATTCCACGCCTTTTCGATGTTGTTAATCGCCTCGTAAATGAATTCTTTGGCGGTCGGCATCAACACGTCATTCTTGCTGGAGCCGATGGCTAGGAATTCTTTTTCTACCTCGTCTAGCAGCGACTCGACTTCGCCTTTGTATTCATAGATTTGTCCGACTATGCCCGTGCAGGTTGCCAGCAACCGCCGCAAGGTGAATTTCTCCCGAACGATGTCCAGATAGTAGCTCAGGTTGGCCGCGCTGGGTACGGCGTCCTGCAATTGGCTGAGATAGGCAATGCCGCCGATTTGCTCCAACTGATTTTTATCCTGAAACCATTGCTGCACGATGATTAAATCAATCTGCGAATTCTCGTTCCGCAAGGTGGCCAGACAATGGTAAATCGCCTGATGCCTGAGATCGTAGAACGCCAACTTGCCATCCGTGCCAAGTTTCGTAAGGCACTCGTTAATACTTTCGTTGGGGTCCAGCAAACAGCAACCGAGCACCCCTTGCTCCGCCGCCTCTGAGAACGGCGGGAGCCGGTCGAGGGGGACAAGCTGCGCTTTCCAGGGCTGGCGTTGCGTCTTGGCCAGCTTGGCGCTGGCATCGGCCATCTCTTCGAGCGACTCTGACACGGAATCAATCACGCGACTACCCCCAGCATCTTGCGCAACATGGATTGCCTGAGCGTCAATTCGACAATCCGTTTGTAGCTGGCGTCAGACCGGTCATGGTCCGTCAGTTCACCAAGGCCGGCCAATTCCTTGCCGATGGCTTTCAACTCGCGTTCCAGACTAATCCGCTCACTTAATTTCAAAACCGGGGGGACTTCGCTTCCCTTCTTTCCCTCCCCTTCTTTCCCTTCCCTTCCCTTCCCTTCTAGGCACCCTCCTGCGGGAATCTCGCGGGACGGTGCGGGAATCTCGCCAGCCGGTGCCGGTAAATCAATAACCTCAATGTTATCAATGGTTTCCAGCCAATTGACTTCTTCGCTCAAACAGGCCTCCAGCATCGCCTGAATAATTCCCGCAGGCAGGCGCGACATTCTCGCAAGGGACTGCGCGTCATGCGGTTTTTTGTTATCCCGCAGGAGGGTGCCGCGCGGGTCGCACCGTGATGCGATCTGAGCGCAGGCACACCATGCCCCAAAGATTGCCGCCCCATTTTCCAGCTCGACGAGGTAGGTATAGCCATCCCCATCCTGTTTATTTGGCATCGCGAACCAGTCCAGTTTCTTCAACTCCCGCGAACGGTTATTTTCGTACTGCTCAGCCCAATCTTTTATGCGGTAAATCATGTCAGTTCCTTCCGAAATGTTGCTGGCTGGTTTCGATCAATTTGCCTAAGCCAATAGGAGCTATCTGGTAGAACGTATGGCGAAAACCGTCCCTAAACTCCTCCGTCCTTATCACGGTTTTACCGCTGGCGGCGAGCGCTTCCCGGAGGTCCGACACGCGCCGGGTGAACGAGCCGCAAAAGCCGGTGGATTTGCCGCTGCCAAGTCGGGATAACGTCGGCATGTCAATGGGGCCATCTGCGGCCATTAGGGCATCTAAGATGCGCAGAGCTTGGGGTGAAAGAGGTTTAAGTGTCATAAGTTTTATTTCTGCCCGCGACGATGTAGGACAATCTTTTCGCACTGGTAGTCGGGATGAACACGCTTTGCTTCCGCCTCGACTTCGGCCCGCGTGCCGGTGAATTCATGGTTGGGCAAAGATTCAATCGCCCGATCTTCCGGTATAAATTCGATCTCCCAGAAATAGATTGGTTCCTGTGGCATAAATTTAGTTCGGCGTCACTTCGAGCGCGTGAGTCGGCCACCAGTTTCCATCCCACTTCGGCACGACTTCTTTGCAAAGCCACGGCACGAGTTGGTGATGCCATTCGCGGAACGGCAGCCAGCCGCCCGCGCACATCGCGTTTATGTCGAACACTTCGCGGCTGGCGTCACGCATAGCCACCCAATGCGTCTGGCGGTAGCGGGCGGCAAACGGCACGCCGGGTTTCGTCCACGGCCCGCCCCATTGCACGCGCACGAGTCCATGTTTCAGCATCGGGAAGCCTTTGGGTTCGTCGCTGCGATACGTCTGGCGGTATTGCGCGCCGGAGCGTTTCAGCACGTCGAGCATGAGCGTCGGGTTTGTGTATCCCTTTTGCTCGAAGTCGCCCATCATTGGCCGGAGTTCATCGGGCGTCAGATTCAGCACGGCACACAGCGCGCCAGGGCCACAGTTGAAGCGCCATGATTCGCCAGCTTTGTTCGCATCTTCCAGCGAGAATCGGACGGGAAGCCGAACAAGGTCGCTGCTGCCAACAGCCGTTGGCGCTTTACGTTCGAGAGTTTCAGTCATTGGTTTCCTTTGTTTGCGCTCCATCCGCGTCCCCACGGCTGCGGCAGAGCTTTTCGTTAGCTGCCTTGGCGCTTAGGTATGCCGCCTCGGCTTGGATTCGCAGGTGTTCGTTTTTCTTGCAACCGCGTGCCAGATACAGGCGGCGGGCGATTTCTTTCCACTTGGCGATTTCCTCACCGGCCAGCCGTAGCTCTCGGTCGTATTGCGGGACGCGCAGGCTTTCGGCGTATTCTTTGGCGGTCAGGACAGCGAGTTCAGTCCAGCCGACATCATGCGTCGCAGCGAAAGATGCTTCGCGTCTCGCCCACTCTGGCACTTTATCCGGTTTTGATAGGTCTATGTCGGCATCCATTTTATTCCTTTTGACCAGCATCTTCGCTGGACTTACCGTTAGACCACTTGGCATCTACGCGCTTTCTTTGAGCCTCGTCTTGTGCCATGCGGTCAGCGTTTGATTGTATGAGCCGCCCGTATTTGAGCAGCCCTTTCAGAGTTATTCCGCTGTATCGGCCTTTTGGTAGCCGATACCATTGGATGTAGATTCGGCGCACGCTCCCAAATTCGCCGCGACCATCTTTTGACCGAATCCAGATGCGGCTTATTTTGCCGATGCGCTTAACTATTTTCGGACGGTTCGGCCTTCTGATTTCCCATGTGTCCCCCGGTCGTGGTCTAACCCATCGCCGAAGCCAACCGCCATTGGGCGTCTCAGTTGCAGTCGGTGCGTTCATAGGTTATGGCGGCATTGGCGATACGATTTTGCGACGCTCATTTTTCATCAATGATGGCAAAGAATTCACTCATCCCGGTGATGACGTGTGCCGTGTGGCCCAGCTTGGTTATCCAATGAATGAAAGCCAGTTGGTCAATGGTAAGTTTGCCCTTAACCGTCTTACATTCTATGTGGAACATTCTAGGGACGGGTAAGAGCGTCTCACAATCCGGCAAGCATCCCCCCGGAGCCTTGGAAACATAAAAGCATTTCGGGCACATCCAGCGCACTGAATGGGCGTAGATCACAAAGTCACAAACTCCTTCGCCGCAAGTCGTAGGCCGGGACGGGTCGCTATGAATATATTTCCAGCCCCGCCGCTTGCATTCTTCGATGATGGGACCATGCAGCCCGGCAATCTCTCGTGAAACACCGTCCGGTGGCGTGGCGTGGCCTTCCCGGCGGATTGCCGGGGCATTGCGCGACTCGTAAGACCGCAACCAATTGGAGTCAAACTGTGACATATCAAAATAGGACCTCCGGGCCTGCCGTGGTGGTGGACTCGCCAGTTGGATTCTCTGCCGGCGCTGGAGCATCCGGCGCTGGAGCCATTCCCGCCGGGGCTTTCGGCGTATCAATCTGGAAAGCGATGGACATAAACTTAGTTCCCGGAATCCGGCCATTCTTAATCCATGCCACCATCTTCCAAGGCGTCATCTTCTGGCAATGCGGACAAGTGATGTGGGCGGCGCTGGGAAAACTGGTGTAGTCCGGGTGCTTCGGTTGGTTTTTATTCCGGTTCCGATATAGCTTCCCGCTGTTGGTGTACGTTCGTTGTTCGCTCATATCGGCAAAGGAAATTGTTGAATGTGTAAATCGTAGATCACGGAAAACTCGATGCGGTTCCATCGGCGACCGTGCAGGACCTTGAAATAAATTCCGTCTTTGCGCTGTTCAAAAACCCAATCCCGATTATCCATTTTGACGCGGACTCGGCCAAACACTCCGCGCACTGGCGGCTTGCGGGTCTTCGGTTTCTTCTCGCCTTCCATTGCCGGCGTCGGCTCATCTGTCGCCACCGCCGCCGATTGCGGTTTCTTCTTCGCGAACCGGGTAAAGATACTTTTCATACCAGTTGAATGCTGCGAAATTTCTTGGCGGCAAACTCAGGGATGGAAAGCGAGGTCACTTCTGGGTCATAGCCTTCGCCCCATTTGCCATCCCGGTCGCACTCAATCCACTTCGTCAAGGCTTCGACGTATTTCTCGCGCCCGGATTTGAGCAACGCCTCGTCGCTGTTGCCGACGCGGATTCCGACAAACTCCGTATCTTCGTCCCAATCCATTGCCACGAAAACAAAGTTGTCTTTCCGGTCGTCTGGTTTCGCGGCGTTGTAGGTGTCCAGATAGTACGCCGCCTGCATGTCATAATCTAAATCGTAGAGTTGGGCTGAGAACTCATCCCGCTTACCCGCGCACTTCGGCGAACAATCCATTGACGTTTTCAAGTCAACAATCGTCGGGCCGGCGCAAACCCAATCTGCCCGCATCTTCCGCATCACCGAGCCGCCGAGATTGAAGGGCGCAAAAACGCTAACCTCCGCATGGCCTTCGCCGATTGCCGCCATCGCCATCCGATGCGACCGGAATTTATTGAGCGTGCATTCGAGCCGCCGGCCCCCGTAATTGCCATGTGGTTGCAGCACGTCTAAACCCGCGTTTGCCGTCTCGAAATCCTTCCACCATTTAATTGCCGCCACGGTTTCCGGCGATGGCACCTTCGCGTTGATCTGTGCTTTGGTGGGATATTTCGGGGCATCGGCAGGCAGTACCACAAACGTCGGCTTCACCTCCGGGGTGAGCAACGAGCCATGCAATGCTTTGCCGAATGCCATTGCGTCAGACGGCGGTTTTGGTTTCGCCAGCCGTTGCTTGGTATATTCAGGACTCCAGCGGGAACGTAAAACTTTCAGCATCGAATTGCTCACGCCGGGAGCCTTCCGGTAGTCGGCGTCTTCGATGTTTAGATATACTCCGGCGGTGATGGTCGCGGGTAGATTCATGGGATTATTTTTTCGGGATGATCATTTCGGGTTTCTGGACGGTCAAAAGCTGGGGCTGCAATGGCTGCTTAAAGGTCAAAACTTGGTGCCAGATAATTCCGGTGCAAAGAATCTTGAACCGCTCGCGCCAAGTGAGTTGCCAGCAAAAAGCCAGCCGTGATTCATTCGGGGAAACCATGTTGGGGCCATCGGGCGGGAATTGATGGGCGGGCAGGGGATGATACTCCGGTTGGCCCTCGCCGATGACTACGGTTTGTTCTGCAAATGGGATAAGTTTCATGTGATGGTTGCCGTCTCTCCGGCTGTCACGCCTGCTATCGGTGGGCGTTCACTTCCGCACACAGGCGGGAATTATTGTGCTGCCGTCTGGGGGAAGGGTTTGCCGAATTTCTTAACCAGTTCGGCCATTGTTTTGGGGGCATTTTTCAGCGCCGTCCAGACCGACAACGGCACATCTTCAAACGAAGCCCAGGAATCGGTATTCTTGGCGATATTCTTGACCCCAATAAACGTGCGGAATTCATCGAAGCTGACCCCATTAGTATTCAGTGATTTAGACAATTCATTTGCGATTGATAAGGCTATCGGGCTGGATGCCAACGGCGTCGGCCCATTCATTGGCACCTCGTCAGCTGCCACCGGAGCCGCCGCCGCCGCCGCCGCCGGTCTGGCAAACAACCCGGCTCCGGGAGCCGCAACTTGTTCGGCTTTTGCCTCAATGGGCAAGGTGTCCGCCGAATCGCCTTCGGGCGTGATCATCCCCGTCAACTGACCGAACACGGCAGCGAGCAATTTCCGTTTGGCTTTGCCCGTCACCGCATCCGCGCCCATGCCGGAATTGACGCGGATAGCAAATTCCCGCTCCAATGATTGCGGCACAAATTTCCCGCTGGCATCCTGCTGACTCCATTCCGCTTTGCATTTCACGGTCGCGCCCCGGTCCCCAACTGAGCGCGGCACTTCATAGGTTTCTTTGAAGTTCGCCACCTTATGATTCTGTTTCACCTTGCGCTCAAATCCCGCCGCCGTGCCGTAAAAGTTTCCGGCAATGATGTTCACTTCATTTCCCACCATGTGGAAACCGCGCAACCGCGATTCGATGAACACTTCGCGGACGACATCCACCGAGTAAGGAGTCGGCGCGGGATTGCTGGCCGATGGCCGTTTCGGGTCTTGGTCGGTTTTGAATCCGAGGCTCGTATTCATCAGCGCCATGATGGGTTGCATCACTTCCGGGGTAAGCGCGGCCCGCAATTCTTGGACGGCGACGGCGACGGCTAATTCCTTTTCAAACGATTCCGCCCCGCCAAAAGATTCCATCGCCCGGCAGGAGATCATGTCAATGGACTTGGCGGCGCTAACCAGCGATTTGTTGTTCAGTTCGGTCATATTATTTATTCAGGTGTGTTGTATCCTCCCCGCCGTCTTTCAAATTTCCGGCCTGTTGCCAAACGGCAGAGGTCGGGCCACACTTGACGGAGACAGCGGGGAGAAATTGAGGTGTTTGATTTTCATGGTGTTTTAATTTCTCCGAACATGGCGGCAATCAGTGGTAGCGACATCCCGTTATCCAAAGCCATTTTGGCTTGCACGGCACGGGGATGAAATCGGACAACGCGGGCATTAATCCAATACGCCATAATCTTCCGATTGCGCCCCTTGGACTTCGCCAGCACTTCGCGCGGCGAAAGTTTCAGCCACGTCGCAGCGGCTTCCAAGTCCAGCAAATCATCCAAATGCACCGGGGATGAATTGGGGGATGATTTCATGCGATCTCCTTAAAGGCACAATCAATCGCCATTTCCAGCACCCGCACCTGCGAAAGTCCCTTTTTGCTGGCAATTTTACGCAACAGCGCCGCGTACTTCTGCCGAAACCGAAACGCCATCAATTCGCGCGGCGTCTTAGTTGCTGGCCGTCCAATCTTCTTAAATTTCATTTCGAGCATCGTATAGCCTATACGCTATACGGTCAACAATAAAACTTTCTTTTTAGCGAGTCGGCTATACATTAATTGTCGAAAGGCTTATTTATATGGCTAAACTAAAACAAAAGAATTTTCGGATGAGCAGCAATGCGGCGAATCTTTTGCGCCAAGTCGCAGCCACCCACGGCGTCTCGGAAACCGAGGTCATGGAGCATTGCATCGCCCGTTACGCAGGCGAAGTGGGTATTGACATTGAGCGGGCAAAGGCCCTGCTTTTGGAGCACTTCACAAAGACGGTAGGCGGAAGCAAGGCCAAGTGATTTACGGAGGTTTTTTTTCATAGTGTTTTGCATCATACCGAGGATTAAGCAAGCGGCCTGCCAAATAGAATTTCTCGTCAATACCCGCGCCCGTGAATGGCAATTGCATTGCATCTCATCCTCGCCTATCCTGCGCCCGCCAGTAAGACAAAGGCTGTCCAAGTGAACAACTATTCCAACCATGATCGCCAAAGGTAATTGCCAGCACTGTAACCAGCCCATTGAATTCGAGGCTGAATCCTCCGGCCAGTTCTTTCCGTGTCCCGCGTGCGGCCAACAAACCCGCCTTTTGCTGCCGGGAAAAGCCTTCACCAATACCGCCGCCAGCATCGCTGCCAAGGCAAAGAACCAGATGGAGCCGAGAATAATTCCCTGCCTCGACTGTGGGAATGAAGTCAGTCGCCGCGCGCTCTTCTGTCCGCACTGTGGAGAATATGAAAGTGGGTTGTATCGGAAACTGTGGAAGATTTCCGTGGGAGCGGTTTTAATGCTGGTGCTATTTGGTTTTTTGATGGAGTTGCTTTGGCACCTGTTGCAATTATTGCCCTGAAACTGGCAACAGAAGTGGCAACGAAAATGGAGAAAGGCTAGAATTGTTGGCAAACCGCTTAATTGTAAGCCTATTTGTAATCAGCAGGTCGTCGGTTCAAGCCCGACAGCTGGCTCCATACTTTCACCAGTATAAACAGCGTATTCACCTTGTTTATCAATGGGTTTCGTCGGTTTTCAAATAACACCATGCGGACTTGGCGCGGACATGCTGCGGACTAGATGCGGTATTCTGCTTGCAAAAAGTGGCAACAAGTGGCAACACTCTCCGCCTTGAAAATATCTGTGATGGCGGTTGCTCTGCGCGGGAAGCGTAGGTTCATGGTGTCTTGGTGTCCGGCGGGCGGAAAACGAGTGCGGAAGTTTTTCAAGACGAGAACGGAGGCGGACACGGAAGCCGAGGGAATGCGGCTCCAACAGAATACCGCTGGCGAAGTGTGGCTGTCGCTAACAGCGCCCCAGCGGGCCGAGATTTATGCGGTGTGGACGGAAGCCGAAAAGCGCGGCGTGAACTTGCGGGCGGCGCTGGACGCGTACAAGCCAGCGAAATTGATCCCCAAACGTGCCCAAGCGGCCTACGATGATTTCATTGCCGACCGACAGCGGGAATTTCTTTCACGGCGAACGGTTGCCCAACTCCGCTCGAATGTCGGGCGCTTTGTCCGCACTTGTGCCGGCAGGAAAATGACCGCCCTGTGCCACCAAGACGTAACGGACTGGCTAGAACAGTTTCACCCGACGAGTCACCCGACGAGTCACCCCAGAACCTATAACGCCTACCTCACGAGTCTGAACACCTTTTTTCGCTGGTGTATCAGAAAGAAATTTCTAAGCGAATCCCCGGCAGCATCCGTGCTGAAGATTAACGAGCGCCGGATTGCAGACATGGATCAAGAGCCGCACGTTTTGACCGGGGAGCAGTGTAAAGCTTTGCTGGTGGCCACGCGGGCGACAGATGCGGGTCTTTTGCCCTACGTTGGCTTGTGCCTGTTCGCGGGCCTGCGGCCAGAACGGGAGGCGGCGAAACTGAATTGGCAGGACGTGGGAGGCGAAATCCTTGTGCGCGGGTTAAACGCCAAGACGCGACAGCGCCGCCACGTCGTTATTCATCCCGCTTTGGCTGATTTGCTGGGAAGCCCTGCGGGCGACGCCTGCGGGCCGGCGGCGGGCGATTTGCCCCCAAGGAACCTACGGAGACGGTTTCAAGCCGTGCGTCAGGCGGCGGGGCTGCTAGAGGGGTGGAAACAGGATTGTATGCGCCACACGTTTGCCAGTATGAGCCTTGCCGCGTTCGGAGTTGAAAAGACCGTGGCCGCGCTTGGCCACGGGGATTACGATATGCTGTTTCGCCACTACCGCGCTTTGGTGTCACCGGCAGACGCGGAGAAATTCTGGAAACTCACGGCGTGAACGGTACTTGTTGGTTTAAGTGCTCTCGCTGGCGCTTGCAGCGCGGACATTGTTGAAAATTCGTTTTCAACACCGCATCGCTCGCCATTGCAATGGGTTTGGCGGCGTAATAAACCACATCCCCCAGCCCGCGTATTTTCTTGCTGGCGAAATTAGGGCGCATAGCAAAGGTCGTACTTATTCCACGGTTGCAATGCCCCGCTACCTTTGGCCGGTGGTGCCATGTCTGCGGTGTAGTCATACGCGGCAGTGGTTGGCATATCCGGCGCAGCTTCGGATTGCGACATGCCCGCGCCGGTGGTGCCGTTGGTGCCGGGTTTGAAACACATAGCTTCAACCTGCGGAATTAAATGCTCACAACTGCCGCCATCTTCGCAACCGGCATAGCATTGAACGATTGGAACTAAATCTTCGGATTCGTTGCAAGCTTTGCCCTCAAAAAACAATGGATCATCCATCCATTTCTCAAATTGACACAACCATGAGCCATCCGGCGCGGCGGGCGAAAAAGGAATTACCACGCCATTGGAAAATTCTTCACCGTTAGGCGAACAACACACAATGGACGGATAGCACGGGTAAAAGCTAAGGCAACCTTGCCCTTTGGAATGGGTCAAAACGGTATTGCTGCTGTCCAATGTCCATTGCCGAACAACATACGAATTTTTATAGTCCGTATCGTCCCAATACCATTTCTGCCCGCTGGTCGCGCCGTCATTGAGCAAATGCGGCACTATCCACGCCGCCGAAGCGTAATGCGCGCCGACATCTACGCTGGTGCCGGTCGGGCTGGCAACCGCAACGGCAGACGCGAGCACGCCGCCAGAGTCATTCAAAATATCAATGGTGTCGCCTGCCAGAATGGTGTTGCCGGTAAAAGCCGAAAACGTCAGCGTGTTGCCAACCGCAGTTACGGCCAGCCGACCACCAAAGCCGGGACAATTCGGAAACAGCAAATCGGCGTCGGGAATGGTAACGCTGCCATCAAGCAGCACGCCATCCGCATCTGCCGGAATGCCGTCAATACATTGCGTGGCTTTCGTCCAGTCCACTTGTTTGCGGTCAGCCCCAAAAGGCCGCGCCATGTTCATGGAGCCAGCCGGAGGTTGCATCAAGGTTTCGCACCATTTCTGCGCGACCAACGAATAAAGCAACGCGGGCGACGTGCTGCCCAAAACGGCATTGTTGGACACAAACGCGCAGGGCCACAAAACGCTTTTCAACACATCCGGCGTCCATTGCGGCGTGTGCGGCGGTAAAAATCCATTGGTGAACGCGCCGAAACTGTATGGCGTATCCTCGCCGTCATGATAATTGGCGTGGCGATAATCGAACACCGGCCCATAACCCAATGCCAACGGAGCGCCGCGAATGGTACCGTCTCGAATTTGAATTAGCTGACCCTGCCCGTATTCTTCGGAATGCCCAATGTGATAAACCCATTGGTAGCAATTCGGGTCAAACCAATCGCGCATCGGTGTCGGCCCCGTTCCGCTGTACGTCTGCGAATAATCGGGGACTTGACGCGGATTAAACTGGTGCGGTGTTGCTTCGGTGGCAACCTCGTTCCGCGTCACAAACGGCGCAAGCGTCACGTTGGGGTCAATGTTGGTATCAACTTTGTGGCGAAAAGTCGGGAAATGCTGCGGGTTGTCAAACCGCCATTGCCCCAGCAAAGCGCAAACATCGTCATAAACCCCATCCGCAACGCCCGCCGTGGTATGGCTTCCAAGGTAATTCTTTTGGCTCAGCGTGACTTTGAGGTGAAACGTGCATGTGCCGGTGCCAACGGTATCCACGCGCTGATTCGGCGGCGAGGTTGGCACATAACTCCAAGTCCCCGGCGTGCCGGTTAAATGCAGTTCAATGGTATCGCCGGAGCGCGTCAGCGTGTCCACAGCAACCGATCCCCAAACTCCTTGCGTAACGCTCCATGCGGCGAATGCAGCCGTAATCTCTGCAATGGTGCCTTGATAGTCGGTTGGCCCCGAACTATTGGCAAACCGCAACGTGGTGCAATCCCAGCCCCAATTATTGAACATGTTGCTAACACCACCAAACACGGTGCTGGTGTCCAAAGCAAAAAACATGTCCGTTTGCAAGACCGATGGCACGCCCGCCACGATGTTAATATATTCCAAAGTCGAAACAGCGTCAGGATTGGTTTGCGTGACCTCGCCACTTTGTGGATTAACGGTGACGGTTAAATTTTTTGTGTAACCACCAGTGTTTTCAAAAGTTTGTTCGCTAAGCAATGTTTCCGGCGTGGTCGAAGTATCGTAAGTTTTTTGGGTTTGTGTGTACCCGCCGCCAACCTCCACGAGCACCGTCATTTGCAGATACTTGTAATTTTGCTTGGCCCCGCCCGCGCAAGGAATGCCCGTGGTGGCGTCCACGTCAAAGCCCCACATGCCATGCCAATTTCGCGCTGCTTGCACCACGTTGAAGCCGTAGTTGCGGCAGGTCGCATAATCCGTATGTGTGCCATCGCCCGCGTAGGCGTTGCCGGGAATGCTCGCCGAACCGGGCACGCCAAACACTTCCGGCCACGGGCCGCACGGCCAAGATATGTCGTTAATGGCATTGTTGCCTTCCGGCGTGCAGGTAGTTCCGTACAGAGGATTGTTTCGCGGAAATGGCGATTGCCAACCGGGCGCGGTATCTATGGGAACATGCGTCGCGTTTTTAAGGTTAGTAATGCCATTTAAAGAAGCATCAAAATGCCGGTATTTGCTGCCGGGAAAACAAGGGTTTTGCCCGTGACACGGCTCGCGGTATGGTCGGAAATTTCCCATAATCAACAATTCACTGCCGGCGAAATCAGTAGCCAAAACATATTTTTCGCCGTTGGATCATCCGGCGTCGGGTAGGGCGTTTGCGGAATGCGGTAGTACGTTCCCGCCGCATTGCCCGGCGGCGTGGTAACGACCGGGCCAGACGCTCGCAGACACCGCCAAAGGCCGGGTAGAGACTTAACCGTAAGTCCTGTTAGTGGGTCAATTACTCCCGCCGTGCAAATTGTATCCGCCGCCCGTACCCAAACCCAATTGCCAACGAGATAGTATTTCGTTTTGTCGTAAATCGGCGGGGGCCAATTCCGGCGCAAATTATTTCGTAAGGCCGTCGCAGAGTTGTGCGGCGTGAGGCTTCGCAGATAATCAATGATCAGATTTATTCGGACGGCTTCATGCGTGTTCGCAGATAATTTGTCGGGCAAGCGAGACATAATCAGAAAGATAACAGCGTCACGGGATAGCTGCCTTCGGTATAGGCCACATTAATTCCAGACCATGCATACACGCATGATTTGTACTCGTAAGAAACCTCTGTTTTCTGGCCGGCAATCATAGCGACACGGGGACCGCTCTTGAGCCAAAGATAGTTTGCCGGGAGCGAGAAAAACCCAAGGGCCGGGATGCCCTCAAAGGCGGTGACATCCAGCGACGACCATATCTGACCAACGCCAGTAAATGCACCTTGCACCTGTAAATAGGAGGCGGCGGTGATGCGACGGCGGTAAGAGGAAACCACCTGCTGGGCATTGGCCTGCCCATGATAGGCGATTCCGCGAAATAGATTCAGCATCAGCACCAACTGCGCTCCGGCATAAGTTGCTGCAAAACTAGCCTCCGCATACGCTATCGCCTCTGCATCCCCCGGCGATTCCTTAAACCATTCTGCCCAAGCTCTTAAATAGGCTTTGGCACCATTCGCCCCGGCCAGACCCCCAAAACTCGCAACCAGTTGGGCAAACATCACATCACTGGAATAGACTTCCACGGATTCGAACCCGATGTCCAACTCGTGCTGATTTATCGGCCTTTCCGCATTCGAGCCATTGAGCACGTCATACGGATAGTGCGCCGTCAGCTTGTAATTGCCGTTGTCCGCACTCTCGGCCTTTACCATTGTTGCGCCCGCCGCCAGTTCAATCGCTCGCTGCGACCTTATGACGTTCAGCGAACCAGTGAAAACACGGGTATATCCATTGCCGGATGATAAATTATTCTCCAGCGTCTCGGACTCTAGCACGATCTGGCCGGTCGAATTGATTCTGTCTGGTGTAGTCATGGTGCGTGAATGTCTGTTGCGTGCTTCCCGGTATTCGTGGAAATCTTCGCCAGATGCCTTTCCATCCGCTGATTGACTTCCAAAAGTGGATTGTTCGTCGCCGCCGATACCGATTGAAATAACCCCATACTGGAGGATGAATCAACATGCTGCGACTGGTGGCTAATTGCATGGTCCGTCTTTTGGCCCTTGCTGGCTTCCTTTTGTAATTCCTTGCCCGTTTCAAATATCTCATGCTGCTTATGCAACAACTCAATATATTTGCTGTAATAAGCCCCCTCGTCATGGGCGGATTCTGCCGCCTTAATTTCCCGTTTCAACGCCGCTTCATCCTGCATCAGCATGATCATCCGCGTTTTCGCATTCACTTCGGATTCCACTTCATTGCGCTCGTGAACCGCGAGTTGAGCGAGAGTCGCCCGGTGAGCCGCCGCCTGCTGTTCTTTTACAAAAGCATCGGATTGTAATGCCACCATTTGTTTCATCACGGACAAAATCCCCGCGTGGGTGGCTAACTGACTGCGTAATGTTTCCGCCTGCTTACTACTCAATGCCCCCGATTTTTCACGCTCGTCAATAATTCCCCGCAACCTTTCCCCATCCTTATCCAGTTCGGTGTTTTGGGCCGCCCCATACTTTTTCTCCGATGCTTTTGCCGTGCCGATACCGTGATAAATCAAACCGGCTTTAATGATTTCATAAACCCCCGCGATGGCGGCTAATACCAGCGTTCCTCTGGCAATCAACGCCCCCCATGCTTTGAAACCCTTGACCACATGCATGATCTCATTCGGCAGGCGGCGCAATCCTTCAACCTTGCCCTCAATCAGATGTTTCACAAACTCTTCTATTCCCATTGACCCGGAAATCATTAAAGCGCCATGTGTCACCTCCTTCAAGCCGGCCCCGCTTGCCAACCCCATTGCCGCCTGACCCGCCATCATGCCGGCCATGCGTCCGCCGCCGCCGCCTTTGGCCCGCATTGCCGTTTCATCCGTGCGCCAGCCGTAGCCGCCGCTGCCGTTTTTCATCTCTTGCTGGGTAAGGGTATAGCTTTCCAGTTCTTTCTGCATTTGCGCCATGCGTTTCTCGTGCGCCTGCATGTCGGAAGCTTCCCTTTTCTGAATCGCATTTTGCCAGAAACTAACATAGCTGTCTGTCGCCTGCATGTCGGCTTTTTTTTGCCGCTCTTCCATCTGCGCGGCGGCACTCTTGGCAATACCCACGGCCTCATCCGTGGCTTGCTGAAAACCTCGCGTAGTACCCACAATGTCCACTCTCAATTCCTTCATGGCGTTCCCTCCGGCGGACTATCGTTCACGGCATCTTCCAATGTGTAGAATATCTTTTTCCAGTCCTTCGGGTCAGTGCAATGCTTCAACATATCCAGTTCCATTACTGTAAAATAGTCATACCAGAGCGCCGGCAAATATCCGTTGAGAACTTCGGTAAGCGTAAAGCCCGCCATCACCAACCGGCATTTCAGGAGCTCTTCCCACGGTGCGGAAAGTGAAATCTTGGATTTATTTGCGTGCCGCCACACCGGAGCTATCCGGTAGCCATCCTGCAAGTGTGCTTGAAACACGTGCCCCGCCGCCGAATAATCCGGCTGGGTGTCGCGCACGCGAAACATCCACGCTTCGCACGTTTCTCCCCAAGTGCCGTCTAACTGCCCTTCAAGATTGCTCTCGTAGGTATGGGCACAGATAAAGATTGCCTGCATGAACTTATCCGCGCCTGCGCTGGCTAGCGGATTATCTGCATACGGCAACCCCAACCGGGCAAACAGCAAGTGATGTCCCAACGAAAACGGGCGCAGTGCCGTGCCGAAAACTCGACACGGCACCGGCACCGTTTCCATGCTGTTGGCGAAACGATTCATCAGGCAAAGGCACCGTAAGTTTGCCCCAACCAATTGGTGAATGCTAAGTCAACGGTCAACTCGCCCTCTGGACTCCACTTTGCGGAAGCAGAATCCACAATGCACGTTCCCGCCGATGAATCAATGCTAGGGTCGCCCGCCGCCGTTGCGGTCACGGTGATGATGTCCATTTCTTGCGGCAGGTTGGCCGCAATCGCTTGTGCCGCTGCCGCGTTTGCTCCCACGGGTTTTGCCGCCGACTTGACCTGAATGCGTTTGTCCGTCCGATTCATCTCAATGGTTTGGCCCACATTGTTCTTTGACATCTTAACATCCGCCTTCGGGTTCTTGTCCACGCTGTTAAAGATGGTGAGGGAGTATGCCCCCCAAGTGATAACAAACGCCGGGATGCCGCGATACATCGCGTTACCTGCTACTCCGATATGGTCATTCGCCATAATAATCCTTGGTTAAGGTTTCGGTGGTTTCCAATTACACGCTGGCCGCATCCAGCGGCTTGACCGGGTGAGCGGTCAACGTCTGGTATGCGCCCCGCGCCTGATCGAAGAACTGCGAGAATTCAACGAAATGCTCCGCGCTGATTCCAAGCGCGTCAAACTCGGTCGCCTTCAACTTGTGCAAGGTAAGCGGATTGACTTCGCCGAGAGATTCAGCGGCGGATTTCTGCGCGGCCTGTAACAATTGTGCTTTATTTTTCATGGTGTTTTTCTTGGTTGTTGGTTGTTTTATTGCCCGTAATTGATGCCGATGCTGATAGTGTTCGTGGCCACATATTGCACGTTGACAAAGTTGGTGATGTTGTATTGCCCCTGATTCACAATCTCCGTACAAGGATTGGTAAAAGACGGATACCAACTGCCAATGACTACATAGTTGGTCTGGTCAACGGTCACGCGAAAGTAAAGCAAGGCTTCGTTCGTGGAAGTCAGCGCCCCGTGTGTCACCGAGAACTGTTGCAATGTCGGGATGTAAGTCAGCGCCGTGGTAGGCGGACTATTCGAGGGCGTCGTCGAAACCGTCCCCAGCGTGCCGACCAGCATGGTAGGCGTGGCGTGGGATGTCATCGTCGCCAGCACAATGGCCGCGACGCCGATAAGGGATAGGAGCGTGTGTTTCATAAAATCATCAAGTCGTTGAGAAATGCCCGTTAAAATCAAAAGTAAAGTGGCTGTAAATAAATCCGTTTTCTTGGACTACCGTTTCCATGTTCTTTTTTGGCTGGATAAAATCAATCACCAGCCCGCCACCGCCGGCAATAAGCAACGTCGCCAAATCAGCTACCAATGAATCGGCCATCAATGCATCGCGCAGCCAATTACTCCGGTTGAAATGGGCATTCAGATCACCTTGCACTGTCACCCGTGCCCAGCGGCTTTTGACCGTGCATTTGCAGGTAGCATTGAAATTGCCCATTTCTTCATTCATCGTCTGCGCCTTCGGGATTTCCACCACAAAGCGATTGGCTTCATCCACCGCCATGGGGTCGAAAATGGTAACGACCGGCGAAGCAACTTGCAGGGCGGCATCAATCTTGGATTGTAAATACAAGGCGAAACCCGAAGCTGCCGCCCATTCGATGTCATAGCGTTGCACGCTCATGTTTGCCTCCGTCTTCCGGCGAAGGAACTTTCCAGCCGGTAGGCGATGTCTTTTTGAATCGCTTCGGCCCTGTCTTCCATCACCGTATCAATAATGCGGTCCTCATCGCCGCCCTCGGCCCATTTCGAGCGGTTAATCATCGAGAAATTCAACGGCTCTTGACCGACTCGGAGATTGTCCACACAAGTACCCGCCCGTGCATGACGGCTAATCCAGTCGTTACAAGTGCCGCCCAAAGCAAAGAGGGACGGCACCCAGCCGCCTTTGCCGTTACCCACGGTTGCCTTCGCTTCCTTGACGTAGGCTTTCAGGTAGGCATCACCGGGCACGGCATAGCCCGGATGTTTGGTCGTCACCCGTCCGCGTGATCTGCGGGAATTCTGGTGGGCTGTGAACTCATTGCCCGCCGGTAAAACGGTCGCTGTCACCATTGCCGAACCGAAGACACCGCTACGAATCAATTCCTGTAAGGCCGGGATGTCACTATCCCGGACAGCCACATTCACCCGCTTACGGACCTTTACGTCACGGAAGCCTTCTGCCTTCAACGGTTTGACCGCCCGGTAAATATCCCGCACAAGGGCATTCTCGCCCTGTTGCCGCGTGCCGGGCGGTGTGGCGCGATTCCAATTGCTTGCCCCGCCGACGCCACCGATAAGCCGCTCGGCAATCAATTTGGCCTGCTGCCGCCACGCCGCCACGATGTCTAGGCCAGCGACTTCACGCCAGTATTCGAAAGCATCCTGCCACTCTGGGTAGAACACTTTGAATTGTGCGGTTTGTACGGGCATAGCAAGGAGCGCCGGTTTAACTGCGCTGCGATTCACACTTCCAACGCCAGCAAATGACATTGGCGGCGTTCTCCTCGTAGGCGATGACTTGGTGATTTTTTCCAGAGGGGATTCCGTCGTCGCCCACTTCGGTAAAATTGGTGATCGTGCGCGGATTGCTGACCCCGCCCGCAAAGGCCGTAATGCTCACATAGACGGGATTCTCGCCCTGCGCGGAATGAATCATGTCCATGACCGGCGGCAACTCTTGCACGAGTACGAGGATTGCGTCGCCGGAGACGCCAGCGGCGAAGGGAACGACTGTGCGTCCGCGAACTCCAAGGCTTCCCTTGAATCCGACTACCCGCATTTGTTGTGCAACAGTGAGTCCCATGTCCACAAAGGGGTGAACGTCAACTTTTGAAATAGATTGGGGCGGACGCCATCACGCATCCGCCCCATTTTTGGAGACATCGCGGAAACCGCGAAAACTAAAAGGTTTTACCCGCCTTCCGCCAACGGTTCATGCGGGCGAAGTCTGCCAACGCTTCCGGGGTGATGGTAAATGCGTTGCTACTGGTGGTTCCGATGCCGTAATTCCAAACCAGCGTCGGCGCAAACTGTTTCCCGTATTCACCTACCAATGCATTGTAGCGGTCGCGAGCGTGCGGCGTGATGATGGCCAGCCCGTTGGTGGTCCAACCGAGCAAGCCGCTATTTTGCTCTGCACCATCCCACGATGCCGTTGTGGATTTAACCACCGTTGGCGTAACCGTTGACACGCAACCAGATTGCAGGCAAAGAATCCCTACAATCATGGCGGCGGCTAAAAGGCACGGCAAAAAATCATTCTGCGATTTCTTCACGGATTTCATTGGTGTCCTTTTTGGCGATGGCTGCATTTGTCGCTGAGTTGGCATCGGTTTCGTTCTGGGCCGCTGCCGCCGCCTGCACGTTGGCCGCATTCTTCAAGGCGCTTCGGCCAGACGCCCAAGAAAAGATTTCTTTCACCGCTGAGAACGCAGCGGTGAACATGGAGGTGATCGGATTCACTTACTGGTGGGGTAAATGGTTAAAATACCCTGCGCAAATGATGTGAGTCCCGGCACTGCGTAGAGCGACCAATTGCTCAACTTCTGGTCCAGCGCATATCCCAGAAACGTCTGGTACGCTGCCACGCCTGCATTGACGCCAGCGATGACGCTGGGGTCAACTCCAGTAGTGAATGCATTGGCGATATTCTGTACCGCATTCGGGTCCGTGGAACCACTGCCGACTAAATCCTCAATGCCAGTCGCCACCGCCTGCAAATAGGCGATGCTGTTAGTATCGGAGCGGCCAGCGATGGTTGCCGCCGCTACCCCGGTGAGCTTCATGGTTGCGGCGAACTGGTTGGTACTGACCGGGTTTCCCAAAACGAACAGCAGCCCGTTGGTATCGGTGCCAATGACAGATGTATTGCCTGAGCCGGTCTTGCAACCGCAGCCAGTGAATAGCGAAACAGCCACGACCGCCGCCGCCACGAAACCGATTGTCCATTTTTTGAATTTCATATTTTTATTTGATTTGATTGTTGTTGTTGACCACGTCCGCCGGCACTCCCGGCAGAAACTTTTTCAGTGCCCACTGGAGCGGATAGCTATGCACCAGCCACGCGACCACGCCAAAAATAAATCCCAGCACCACCAGCAACAGGCGCGGATTGGGTTGCGCCGACGGCAGGATCGTGACCGGAATCAGCGCGGGCGCGAGCGCCATTCCCAGCATCAGCAAAAGCAGGGGAATGTATTTGTTCCAGACATTGGGCCAGAAATTTGTTTGCTGGAGCACCACGCCCAACAAGTTCAGCGCCAGCCAAAGAATGAGGCAGGCCGGATTGTTTTTTAGCCCGACGAATAATTCGCCCGCCGATTGATTGATGAGTTCCATGTTATTTTTTTTTGTGTTTCCGTTTATTCCACCAGCCATAGACGATACTGGCGATGGTTAGGGTGGCCGCGACGGTGCCGAACACCGAACACGCTAGCGCCGCCCAATCATTCGCCGACTTGAGTGTGATCCCGCCCAGAAATCCGGCTCCGCTCGTTACGCTGCCAATAATGTTTTTGGTGTGGTCGTTCATTTTAGAAACACCTTGTTACAGGTTGAATTATTTCAAAAGGTAGGTCATCTGGGGAATTGCTTCGTTGTAACCGCCGGCTGGCGCGGCATACCGAATATAATTCGTCCCCGCAAAAGTTTGCGGCCAAGCATTCAGTGTTGACCAATAAGTAGAGGTTGCTTGGGCATTCCAAACGTATTTGGGTTGATTGAAGCTATCCATGCAGGGCTGTGAAGGAACGCCATAAGCACCGTATCTCTGAAACGAGGTGGTCAGCAAAAACGAACCGCTACCGACGACCGGAATGGTATAAGCATTGGTGGTCATCGTGTTGGTCGCCAACACGCTATACCCATGAACCACAATGGCAAATATAGTGGGCGAGCCACCAGCGCCAGATTCCTGCATGGTAATGGTTCGAGTGCCAGACGACAGATTGGTTGCGTAGGCGTACCCATAGTAAAACGAATAAGCGCCTCCGGTGTTGTTCGTCGTCACGCCATAAAATGTGCTGACACCATCGTTGAAATTGGTGATGACTGGGTTGTAATCAAGGCCATACACCAAAAGGATGTCGCCGGCTTGTGCGATGTAGGTCAGAGATGTTCCGCTGCCGAAGAACTGCGAAAGCCGGTTGCCATTGGTTGTCGCGTCGGTATTACCAGAATGGATTCCGGTAAATGTGCCGGTGAGGGTCAACCCCGTCGCGTTGTTCGTCACCACGCCCACCGGCAAGGCAATCAATGGCACCGTGCCGGTGATGGCTCCCCCGTTTACATTGGTCAGGCCGCCGCCGTTGCCGGTGAACGTGCCGGCGTAGTTGAAAATTGGCCCATTGGTCTGAACCGAGTTGTTGAAGATCCAAAGCGCGATCCGTTTGCCGTATTGTGTCGCGCCGTTCGGACTGGGGTGAATGCCGTCAGGATTAAGATTATTCGTTTGAAACAAAGTGGAACCTTCGACCAGATTCACCCACGGTCTCGTAAACGCTGCATTGCGAATTGACTGGCGATACTGCTCCAAAGTATAGCCACCCACTGTGGTACCATCCAGAAGTGAGCCAATGGGGGTTTGCGCAACGATGATGGCGCCCGGAGCCGCCAGATGCACCGCGTCCAGATATTGGCCGTAGGCCAAGCAAAACGCATTGGTTCCGCCGTAACTATTGTAATACCAGTCATTAAATCCCAATTCGTTCCAGATAATCGCGGGGCCAGACGCGCCAATGTCGCTCATCCGAGAGCCAATCCGGGCCATGTCGTTCCACAGTTCAGCCCCGCCGCTGGTTGAGTTTTGAACCGTGTATTCCGTTAATCGCTCAATGGCTGAGCGGGTGGTGCGCAAAAAGTTGGTCGTTTCCGAAACTGACGCCAGAATAGAATCACCATTCAGATAGATTTTCTGGCTGATGGGATATTCATAAAATCTAACGGTGAATTGTTTGGGAACCAGAACCGCCACAATCGAATCATTTTGCTGCGCAGTGGACGAGCCGCTCACCACTTCAACTTCGTTCACGCTATTCGTCGGCAGCCCGACAACGTCTATCCATTGGTACGAATTGGTTGACGGACAGGAAGCGGTTTGGCAATAAGTCGAATTTGTGTAAATGTAAAAAATCCGGCTGTTTGCAGTGCCAACAAATGCTTCCAACGTCAGCACTGGGCTTGTGGTGGTGAATTTTAAGGCGGCGCTGCCCGGTTGATGGGCGTATTCCCAAGAGGTGGTTGCCCCGGCGCTAATCGTAGCGGGCCCGAAATTGGGGTAGATGTTGTTTTTCAAAACCTCGTAGCGCGTGAACGGATTGGACATCGCCACATTTGTTGGGGTCGGCTGAAAAACCATTGACAGGTTTGAAATTATAAAAGTTCCAGAGGTGTCAGTGCATTGTATTAACAAGCTGTTTTTGTCTGCCGGACTTCCGTTTTGCGTAATGTTTTGGAACGTGGTTCCCACTGAGTACGATTGATAGCCCAGACTCTGGTATGTAACTGACGACACGCCAAAATTCAGGCTGTGAGTTCCCGCCAAACTGGCGATGGCGGCGCTCAACAGGATGTTGGTGGTACCCGGCGGCGGCGTGAAAGTAGAAAAAGCGAAAGTCTGGCCCTGAATACTGTCATTGTCGGGATTGACAATCAGGTTCCCCAGCAAGTCCGGCGCAATGGTAAGGGGATATTTTGCGGTGTAGGCGTATTGAGGCTCCGCGCCAAGCAGGTTCGGAAATGGGTTTTGACTGACCTGCCACGCGGCAGCGCGGATTGGACTCATTGCGGCGCTATTAGTTATCGCAACTGGCGGCAGTGCCCCGGGCGGAATCGCGCCAACAATGGCGCCGCCGCTCAATGCCGTCAAACCGCTGCCATTACCAGAATGGATTCCGGTAAATGTGCCGGTGAGGCCGGAACCATCTCCGGTGAAGCTTCCCGCTACCAAGCTGCCCGAAACTACCCCGCTGCCGACCGAGAGCGAATTTCCCGTGAGTGAACCGCTGCCAAGATTGAGGTTCAGTCTACCGCCGGAGGCCGGCGAAGGTGAAATTGCCGTCGCTTGCAAAGTCGTTACAACCGCTACCCCCGCTGTTGTACTAACAAACGATGCAAGTATATTGGTGTTAAAATTTCCCCAGCCAGCCGCGTAATCCGAAGCCAACAAATAATTTGCCCACCCGGCGCTGCCGTTTGTGAAAGACTGCCATGCTGTAATGCTAGGCCCATTATTAGTCGAACCGCTTCCATTGGTAAGTACCAAACCGGCGAGCAAGGCATTGATCTGTTCTGCCGTGTAAATATCGGTCGTCACCGGCGCTGGAGTATATGGAAGATTCGAGGCGTCCCAATTGCCAATGGTGTTCGTCAGCACTGATACCCGGAATGAAACGAAAGCTGCATTCGGCGCTTTGCTACTTGGCAGACAAATCAAATAATCTCCGGCAAATACATTGGTGAATGTCGCCACAAAGTTTGTCCCCGTGTAGCCGGTGTAAGTCGCTTTCGGTACGAACAATCCGCCAGTGGTCCGCTGCGTCGCCAAGGGAGTCCAACTCACCGGCCAGTTGGGGTATTTCAAACCAAAGTTGCCGCCGACGTTGACGGTGATTTGATTGGTTTGCGCCATTGCGGAAAATGCCGCAGTGGCGCACAGACAGAATCCCAAGATGAATTTCATGTGATGGTTGGTTGCGGGGGTTGGATTCGAACCAACGGCCTTTCGGTTATGAGCCGAACGATCTACCTGACTGATCTACCCCGCGATTAAAGTTACAAGCCAGATCGTTTCCCAAACGGCAGCGCCACATTCGTCAGCGGCACCGTATTCGTGTTTTGCACCTGCACGCGCCAATAAAGCGTACCGCCTGAATCCACCGCAAACACCGGCCCTACAATGTTCGTTCCATTGCCGGCCACAACGTAGTTGGTCACGGTATTCCACACCGCGCTATCTACGCTGTTTTGCACCACAAACGTAACATTGCTTGCGCCCGTATTGGCCCCATTGAACACCGCGAATTCCGGCTGAAAAGAAAACCATTTGGAATAGTTAATCGTAATGTTCTGATAGCTATTGGTCGTCAGGGCCGAAACCGTATTCGTTCCCCCGTTAAGCGTCCCGGCATAAGCCAATGTCTGGGCGGTACTGGTAGTGACCGACGCAACCAAAAGCGCCGCGCAGACAATGATGAGTTTATTGATCGTTTTCATGGTGTGTTTTTATGGTGTGTTTTTTTTGACTTACAAATCAGAGCCGGCAGGCGGCGGAACGGGAGCCGTAACTTCCAACGGCGGGACCACCGGCAAAGAAGCGATTTCCTCATTGATTACTGCCACCTTTTCCCCGGCCATTTCCGCTAGGGCTAAGTCCGCTTTCGCCCGGCGCTGTGCCATTTCGAGGGTTGCCTTTTGGTGTGCCTCAACATTTATGGCCGCAAGTTCATCGGCGGCTTTCTTTGCCTTCGCCGCTTCATCGGTTACTTGCTCATGTTTTTTCTTATTGTTGGCCGCGAGTTCGTCCGCCGCTTTCTTGTCCGCCGCCTTTTTGAGCTTCGCCGCCAGCGCCGGATTATCCATCAACTTTTGATGCGCGGCCTGATCGGCTTTGACTTTATCCAAAGCCGCCTTGGCATCCTCTGGTTTGACAAATTTCTGCGAGCGGAAAATGTTGTAGTCCGGCTCCCATCGCTGAATCTCCGCTACCTCCGGGTGTACGTTGCCCAGAATCAAATGCTCCCGCATGATGTGTTCTTGCGTAGCGATTGGCACTTCCGGGCCAGCCAGCAGGGTAAATAATTCTTCCCCGTGATTGCGGACTAATAGAATAGAAAGGCGCATATTTTTATTGGTGTTTTGATTCCACGTCTGCCCCCGCCGGTTAAGGTCAGGGGTAGGATGAAACCACTGCCATTACGGATGCGTGAGCAACTGCGCTGCCCGGGCCAGAATCGGCGCGTAGCCATAGGCGGACTCAATGACTTCAAAGTCGCGGTCGGCCTGTGCGAGACCCCAATGGCGATGGTTGAAGCTGATGCCCGTCGTCAAATCCGTCGCGATGTCATACGAAACCAATTGCTGCCGCACACCCGCCGCCGGGTCAATGGGTGCGAACGCCGACGCCAGCGCCGAAGCAAAGGCGATGATGCCTTGCAAATTACAACCATTGGCCGGGAATGCCGGCATCTTGGCGTAATCGAAGCCGGACAGTTTCGGGAACTGCGCATCCTGAATCACGCTGGTGGTACCGATGTTCAACGCCAGTTTGTAGGTCGGGTCTTTGGCCAACACATTATCCAGCGTGGTCCCGACGATTAACGCGCGGCCCCCGTCTGGCCAATTCAAGTTCGTGGCCACCGTTTCCAAATCTTTGATCTGGTTGCTGTCGTAGCCACCCGCCGCCATGTTCAAATTCGGGTTGAACGCGGGGTCGGCCTGCGCAATGGTCGGAAAGTTTGCCGGAGTGAAGACCGTCAGCAAATCAAGCAGGATGTCCACGCCGAGTTTTTCCGCATTGATTTTCCCAAGGCGAACCGAATCAAAGTACGGCTGCCGGCGGAACGTGTTGGACGAATAATCCAACGGTTGAAATTTCCGTTTGTTGACCGTGATCGTCTTGCTATTCGTGTTGGTGCCCTGACCAAATTGGTAGCCGGTACCCCCCGTGCCATCACCATCCACAAAATCCAGACTGGCCGCGGCTTGCAACGGGTAGTAAGGCACCACTACCGTGTCGGTACCTTGCAACGGCACATTGCCGAAGATCGTGGCGAACAACCGGGCCGGGAGAACGCGCGTAGCGAAGTCGCGGACGGTTTCCTGCATGATCAACACGCGCTTCAAACCCACGTCAATGGTGTTGACCGCCGCCGCATTCAACACGGGCAGAATCTTGTCGCGCGATTCGGCATAAACCAAAGACACTTTTTGGCTGCGGTCCACTGCCGTACCAAAAGCATGTTCCCCGGATTTGTTGCACACCCCAAGGTTCAATTCCTTGAGGGCATTGCGGATAGAAACGTCTTTGGTGATGACTGCCGGACTGCCAATCAATCCCGGAGCGCCCGGCAATACCTGCGGACGCGCCTGCAACTCGGCAAGGTAGGTTTCGTCAGCGACCGCCCGCAGCACCGCTTTTGGAGCTTCCTCGGCAGAGACTTGGCAATTAGTGACCAAATCAGCCACGGCATTTTCAATGCGCATCTTTTTTTGTTCCGTCATCTGCGCCGTGATCAAATCAAGCTGCGATTTCAGCGCGGCATTATCCACCGCCTCGGGAGGCGGCGGCGCAGCGGGAGGAACTTTCAGCTTGGCACTCACCAGCTTGAGGGTTGCGTTGATAACTTCATCGCTCGCATCATCGGCGACGACAAAGCCATTCTCTTTCAAGAATGCAATTACTTGTTCTTTTTTCATGGTTGTGTTTTTGGTTTTGTCGTCGCTGACGACGGGTATATTTTTGAGCTTATCCGGTGTCTTGCCGAAATTGGAAAAGTCGAATGCTTTGGCTTCATTCAGAAAAGCAGTGGCGGTTACGCCGGAGATTTCGTTACACAGACCGAATGCGACTGCATCGTCAGCAGACATCCATGTCTCGCCTTCATTCATCTTCGCCAGACATTGCGCCTGAGTTTTTCCCGTTTTCTCCGCCAAGATGGAAGCGATAGACTGCGCGTGAACATCCAGCTTATCCGCCAGATCGCGGCAATCGCTGGCATTCATGGAGTCTTGCGGCAAGGCGGATGGCGGATGAATCATTCCCAGCGCCCCATTCAGAAAAACCGTTTTCTTACCAGCGCAAGCGATGATTGCCGCGATGGAAGCTGCCACGCCTTCAACCTGACAGGTCACTTTATTTTTCCGACCTTGCAGCATCCCGTAAATCGCCACGCCGTCCCATACGTTGCCGCCACGGGAATTGATATGAACGAGGATTTCATTATTTACCGGGATGTCTTTCAACGCAGCCGCGAAGTCTTTTGCGGCGATGCCGTCATCACCTACCCAAGTCTTGCCGATCTTGTCATAGATCATTATGTCGGTCGCCTCGGTAGTCGCCGCATTCTTGACCGTGAACCATTTGTAATTATTTGGCATCGCTACTAGGGGGTGAACGTCAACTTTTCAACGCGGCGGATTTGCCGGGGGAGTCGAGGAGACGCTTATCGGCTGCGCTGGCGGCGCGAGCAAATCGGTCATGTCATTAGGGTCCAACGAAAATTCAACCGCCACGGCTTTCAGAGCTTTGAGTTCCCGCGCCTTTTGCCGCAGCGTTTCCATCCAGTCATCGCCCATTTCGCCGCAGATAGACTGCATGGTCCGGTTGCCGGCCCGCCATTCGGCCAGCAACGCGCTAGTGTTGCGACCAACATCCACATTGACGGCACGCGGCGGGCGGACTGCCAGCTTGGTCCAATCTTGGGGCTTATTTGCAATCCGGCGATCTTGGCTCGAGCCAGTGCTGATGACGTAAATCCAAACCTGTTTGAACTTCGAGGCGAGCAAGGCGGAGCGGGCGCGAAACTGCGAATTCTGCTTATCGAGAATGCCGCGATAAACTGTCCCCTGAATTGATTCGGGGTAAATCAGAATGATGGCGATACCAACGCCATTGCAAATCTGTTCGGCAATGTAGCGCCAATACCATTGCTGCGATGCGGTCGGATTGTTCGGCGTCGGTACATCGTACTCGTCGCCAATCTTCATCACCTTCTTGGTTGGTCCAAAGACGCGCTGGTAATACTCCGTCAGCGGGTTTTGCGCGCCTAGATTGTAGGTCGTCAGGGCATCCAAGTTTTCCTGATTCGCGTCAAACTGCGCTGCCTCGTCGAGTACTTCTCCCGTTGGCGTTTTGATGATGGCCGTTGTGTCCGCCGCCTCTTTCGCCTTGGCCATTTCCCACCGGGCTAAATCGTCCATGTCGTGCATCAGATTCAGCACGGCGTAGAAATGAGTTATCCCCCGATACATTGACACGCGAGTAGGCTCAAACACGTGAATCACATTGGCGGCGTCAACCCATGTGTACGTCTCCATGTCCAAGCCCGTTTGCATCCAATACCCGGTTGGCCGGCCCTTGGAATCAATCGTCACGCCGTCAATAATGGTTCGGCCTTCTTCCCCGGCCATGTTCGGCGGGGTGCCGACGCGATGCCCTTCAATGAGTTGGAGCCGCGGGCGAAACGGAGCCGT